CCACATGCCTGCTTCGTACATCCTGGTGTATTATCCTTTGGATAAAAATATAAGATCACTTTTTTTCCTGCATAATCGCTTAATTTATCCAATGCGTCGTAAAACCCCTTGCTTCAGCTATGGGGATATAAGACGCGTCCATCGAATTTACGCAAGTAATTGAAGATGGACAAAATAACAATTGTGTTAATTGATAAAACATTGTATAATACAAACATGAACACAACATATAAATCAAACAATAATGTCGTCTATTCCTGTAAATACCATGTAGTATGGTGCCCCAAATATAGACGAAAAGTATTAACGAACGGTGTAGATGTCCGGCTGAAGGAGCTGCTCACAGAGTATGCTGCAAATCTTTCTGTAGACATTCTGGAAATGGAGATCATGCCGGATCATGTTCATATGCTGCTGGAAGTAGATCCTCAGTTTGGAATCCACAAAGCTGTAAAATCGTTCAAAGGCTATACGTCCAGAATTTTAAGACAGGAATTTCCCCATCTCAAAACGAAAATGCCGACGCTCTGGACAAACAGCTATTTTGTATCTACCGTTGGCGGTGCCCCGCTGGAAGCAGTAAAACAGTATATCGAAAACCAGAAAACATCGCAGAGACAAAAGGATAAGATGGGCTAATGCAAAAAGGGATCAAATTCAGGATCTACCCGAACAGAGAACAGAAAAACCTCATCCACCAGACGCTGGGATGCTGCCGGCTGATCTACAACCGGGGACTTGCCATGCGCAAGGAAAGCTATGAAGAAGGGAAGAAGATTGGATATACCCAGACTTCCGCCATGCTGACCGAACTGAAAAGACAGGAGGAGTTTGCTTTTTTGAAAGCAGCAGATTCCATTGCCTTACAGCAGTCTCTGCGGGATCTCGACCGGAGCTTTGTGAATTTCTTTCAAAAACGTGCTTCCTATCCAACTTTCAAGAGCAAACATAACCGGTTCCAGTCATACAGAACGGTCAATCAAAAAGATAATATCCGTATTGTGGGAAGATATATCAAACTTCCGAAACTTGGATTTGTCAAAATACGCCAGTCGATGGAAGTGGGAAAAATTAATCACGTAACCATTGAGTACACACCGGCCGGAAAATATTTTGCAGTCTTAAATGTTGATTTCGAACCGGAACCACGCCCAAATGCTGGAGGAACGATTGGAATTGATGTTGGAATCAAAGCATTCTATTCTGACAGCAATGGAAATACGGTATCAAATCCCAGATATCTGGAACGCTCCATGCGAAAACTCATAAGAGAACAGCGCAGACTTTCCCGGAAGCAGAAAGATTCCCATAACCGCGGGAAGCAGCGGCTCAGGGTAGCCAGAGTGCATGAGAAAATAGCCAATCAGCGGAATGATTTCCTACAGAAACAGTCAACGATGCTGGTGCGCGAAAACCAAACCATCTGTATCGAGGATCTGAACGTGAAGGGAATGATCCGGAACCATAAACTGGCAAAATCCATAGCAAGTGTTTCCTGGGCAAAGTTTTTCGAAATGCTGGAATATAAAGCCAGCTGGTATGGAAATGAACTTCACAGAGTACCAACGATGTATCCGAGCAGTCAAACCTGCAGCTCTTGCGGCTACAGAAATCCACGGATAAAAAATCTGAGCATTCGTATCTGGGAGTGCCCGAAATGCCATGCAGTTCATGACCGGGATACGAATGCAGGCATTAATATTCTGAAAAAAGCACTGCAGATGCAGTCTGCATAAAGATGAAAAGCTGTACCGTAGGGCATACGGGAACAGGATAAACATAGCTTGTGGACACTGTGTAAGACATTGCAGTACCGTAAGGTATTCGTCAATGCAGTAGTGGAAGAAACAAGAATCCCCCTGCTTTAGCTGTGGGGAGCGTCAAGGAATATACTTATTCGGCACAGCCAAAAACTCTTCTACATATTGCTCCATTGCCGCAAGCAGCTCTTCAAGCGGAAAGACCTTCAGATCCTGCGCGGCTTCCGGCGGGACGGAGAGGAAGTGATGGAGGAGGTCAAGTACCTGTTGGACGTTCTCATACTGAATTTCTGTGATTCCAGGGTTCGTGACGTTAGGATTGAGATCGAGCGGGATGCAATAGCGGTTGACAAGATATGTATTCATTCGTGTATAGTCCCCGTAATAATACTCCTCTGTGAGATATCTGGAAAAAGGAATGGATGTCCGCGATTTTTTGATATAAACCGTTGCAATCTCATCTCTCATATCTGTAATTTCCCCATCCGCATTATAAAATTCCACAATCTGCGGAATGAAATCCTTAAAAAATTTCCGGTCAATATAAAGATGAAAATAATATCCCAGTGCGCTCGAATCTGGCAGAAGTGAACGGTATTTCGCTGTAAACCGTGTAAGATCCGGGAATACCATCATTTTTTCGCGGTAAAGCGGGTCGCGGAAATGGGAGGATTCTTTCTGCTGCGTCGCATCCGGCAGAAGATTTCCGATTAGGAAATCATTTACCGATGAAATCGGATATGGAAAATCCGGGTGGGACGGGAGGTGCTTTAACAGCATTTGGGCTGCGGTGAGATGTAAGATAAAACCTGGCATGGGAATGAAGATGTCCTTTCGTATTTGCTTCTAATCTAAACAAAATGGCAGCGTTTGTCAAATTCTATTTACTTGGCATGATAGGATGAAACCTCATGTGTGCTTCTTAATTTGATCATTTTATACATAATGATGAAATTAAATTGACAATGATAAAATTAACGAATATACTGAAATCATAGCAGAAATACAACATATTGGAGAACGCAAATGAGACAGTTTACTTACCAGGAAAAGTGGAAAAAATTACTCACGCCGGAAATAGTATCTTATCTGACGCAGATTCATGAATTCAAAGGAGAGCAGACTTTGTTCATCGAAGCAAAAGCGGATGCGCTGAATCAGCTTGTTGAAATTGCAAAAATTCAGAGTACAGAAGCATCGAACAAAATTGAGGGTATTTACACTTCGGATGAACGGTTAAGAGCCCTGGTGCGGGATACGACGAGACCGAAAACGCGCAGCGAGCGTGAAATTGCCGGTTACCGGGATGTGCTGAATACAATTCATGAAAGTCATGATTACATTCCACCCAAGCCGTCCATTTTTTTGCAGCTTCATCGAGATCTGTACAAATTTGAAGGATATGACATCGGCGGAAAGTATAAAACAGTAGATAATGTGATAGAAGAAGAGGATACGATCGGAAATACATTTATTCGATTTCGCCCGGTTCCGGCATGGGAGACACCGGCAGCAGTCGAAGCATTATGTGCGGCCTTTGAACAGGCGATGGGATCGGAACAGATAGATCCACTGCTTTTGATTCCCATGTTCATTCTCGATTTTCTGTGCATTCATCCTTTTAATGACGGAAATGGAAGAATGAGCCGTCTGCTTACTTTACTTTTATACTATCGGGCAGGCTATATTGTAGGAAAATATATCAGTATCGAGAAATTAATCGAAACGACAAAAGAAGAATATTATGAGTGCCTGCGGCAGAGCTCCGAACAATGGCATGAAAACGAAAATGATTATGAGCCATTTGTGAAATACATGCTCAGCATTATGATTGCGGCATACCGAGATTTTTCTTCCAGAGTGAATCTGCTGACAACATCTGGAATGTCAAAGCCGGATCGTGTAAAAGAAATCATTCGTACAACACCGGGGCAGATTACCAAAATGGAAATATTAAAAATGTGTCCGGACATCAGCCAGGTAACGGTTCAGAGGGCACTTGCTGATTTGCTATCGTCTGGTGAAATCCTGAAAATCGGCGGCGGGCGATATACGAAATATACATGGAATAATAATTAACAAAAGGGAGAAGTTGAAGAGATGATTACTGGTGAATTAAAAAATAAAATTGATGCATTGTGGGATATTTTTGCGGCGGGAGGCCTTGTAAATCCGCTGGAAGTCATTGAACAGATCACCTATCTGATGTTTATCCATGATCTGGACGACTCAGATAATATTCGTGCCAAAGAGAGTGCCATGCTTGGCCTGCCGTATCAGAGTATTTTCGTGGAAGAAGTAAAAATAGGAGAAAGAACGATTGACGGATCGCAGCTGAAATGGTCGGTATTTCACGACTTTCCTGCTGATCGGATGTATTCTGTGATGCAGGAATGGGTATTTCCATTCATTAAGACATTGCATAGTGACAAAAACAGTGCGTATTCCAAATATATGGATGACGCAATCTTTAAACTGCCGACACCGCTGGTACTGTCGAAGGTGGTAGACTCGTTGGACGAAATTTATAAAATGATGAGCGAAATTCAGGCAACCGATGTACGGGGAGATGTGTATGAATATCTTCTTTCGAAAATTGCTCAGTCCGGCCGTAACGGTCAGTTTAGAACACCTCGCCACATTATTCGTATGATGGTGGAAATGATGGATCCATCCAGCAGTGAAATGATCTGCGATCCGGCCTGCGGAACTTCTGGTTTTCTGGTTGCAGCAGGAGAGTATTTAAAAGAAACAAAAAAAGAAGAAATCTTTTTTGATAAACAGAAAAAAGATCACTACATGAATCATATGTTCCATGGATACGATATGGATCGAACGATGCTTCGTATCGGCGCGATGAATATGATGACACATGGAATTGACAATCCATTCATTGAGTATAGAGACAGTTTATCTGATCAGAATGGCGACAAAGATAAATATACGCTTATTCTGGCAAACCCTCCATTTAAAGGAAGCCTTGACGCAGAGTCCGTATCCGGTGATTTGCTGAAAGTGTGCAAGACGAAAAAAACAGAACTGTTATTCCTGGCATTATTTCTGCGGATGCTGAAAATCGGCGGTCGCTGTGCCTGCATTGTACCAGATGGAGTTTTATTTGGATCATCTACGGCGCATAAGGCAATTCGAAAAGAAATCATAGAAAACCAGAGACTGGAAGCAGTTGTTTCCATGCCATCCGGTGTATTTAAGCCTTACGCAGGAGTATCAACGGCGATCCTGATTTTCACCAAAACCGAACATGGCGGAACCGATCAGGTCTGGTTCTACGACATGACCGCCGATGGCCTCAGCCTGGATGACAAACGGTCACCAATTGCGGAAAATGATATTCCGGATATCATAGAGCGATTTAAACATCTCGATCAGGAAGTGGATAGAAAACGCACGGACAAATCTTTCCTGGTTCCGAAAAAAGAGATTGTAGAGAATGGGTATGATCTCAGCATTAACAAATACAAAGAAGTAGAATATATCCCGGTGGAATATCCGCCGACATCGGAAATTATGGCAAATATCCGCGAGCTGGAGCAGGAGATCGGGAAAGAGATGGATGAGCTGGAGAAGCTGTTGAATTTATAGAAAGAAGGGCACTGATGACGAGAAACGTAAAACGATTTTTAGAAATAAAAAAAGAAACGAGCAGCCCGCTTGAGTCATAAGGCTGTACGGTGAAAACCCATTTCTTAATATTTATGCTATATAAAAATACGTTTGTTGTCAAGTGGTGAAAAGAAATAAAAACATTTCTGCTTCCGAAAAAGGAGAGCGTGGAGAATGAGTACGATCTCAGTATTAATAAATACAAAGAAGTAGAATACATCCCGGTGGAGCGTCCGCCGACATCGGAAATTATGGCAAATATTTGTCAGCTGGAGCAGGAGATTGGGAAAGAGATGGATGAGTTGGAGAAACCATTAAATTTATAAGGGAGTAAGAGATGGGAGTACAAGATCAGTTAATAGATAAAGCAAAAGAAGCTTTTGTGCTAGCAATTGAAATATACAATAAACCTTCGATTAAATATCGGATTGAAGGATTTAGCTTTTTTATCTGTAATGCGTGGGAACTAATGTTAAAAGCACATATGATAAACAAATTTGGAGAGAATTCTATTTATTTTTCAGATAAACCGAATAGAACAATATCATTGGAAGGATGTGTGAAAAAGGTTTTTACAAATGAAAAAGCTCCACTGAGAAAAAATCTCGAAAAGATTATTGAGCTTAGAAATACGAGTACACACTTTATTACAGAAGAATATGAAGCTGTTTATATTCCTTTGCTTCAGGCCTGTGTATTCAATTTTGTGGATAAGATGATGGAGTTTCATAAAGTAGATATGACACAAATTATACCGGAAAACTTTATTACATTATCTGTAAGACTGAAATCTTTGGATGAAACGGAGATCAGAGGAAAATATGAAAAACAGGTTGCAGAGAAGCTTTTTGCAGTGAATGACTCATTGCAGCCTTTGGTAGAAGAAAATAATAGTGCGTTTGCAATTAAAGTCGAGCATTATCATTATGCGACGAAAAAGAGGGAAGAAGCAACTGAACTGTATCATATTGAAAAAGAGGCGGCCCAAGGTGTACGGGTTATCAAAGAATTGAAAAACCCTAATGAAACACATAAATACAGTGCTAAGGCTTGTATACGGGAAATTAATAAGAAGTTGTCAAAAGATGAGATTGTGCTTTTATATAATGGGCAAGAAACAACATTTAACATGTATCATTTTAATCTTTTCACTTCATACTTTGGAATAAAAGAAAATGAGAGAATGTGTTTTACATATCAAGTTTCGACTCAACCACAGTATAGTTATTCACAACAGGCTATTGATTTTATCTATGAAGAAATAAAGAAATCGCCAGAAGCAATACTTAACGATTTAAAACAAAAATTGGCAAAAAAATAGTCAACCCAGGGAGCAAAGGATTCTAAGTGCTAATGCACCTACTCCCATTCGGGAACCCAGCTTTTATCCTTCACAAGTTGACTACTATTAATATAACACAATTATATTATATGTCAAGTTTTCGGTGAGTATACATGAGGGAAGAGTTGTAAAAAACTAAGAAAGGAAATGCAAATTCGGATTTGTATGGAATGCAAATGGAAAAAATAAAAATTGCGGATGCATGTGAACTTTTAAATGGTTATGCG